GAGATGCGCGGAGCAACCTTGCGCGGCGGCTTCGTGAAGCGGGAACGCTCAAGAGCCTTGACGGTCTCGGCGTGTGCGCGGCGCTCGGCCTCAAGTTGTGCTCGCGCTTGCGCAGCCTCGTTTTGCGCGGCGGTGACTTGGCTGGCGTGAACGATGTTTTGCAGTTTGTTGGTCTTCATACTTCCTCCTCTTCTTCTTCGTCGTCTTCCATGGGGAACAATATGTCGCTGGTCCGCTCGGCGAGCTTTTCGACCGCGTATTCGTTCCCGAATTTAAAATCCATGTGGAATGTCTCGCCGCCCTCTTCCCAAGATACCACTGCGAGGCCGACATCGAATTGCTCGACGAGTTCTTTTCGGATGCGCTCCAGCACGGCTTTTCGGGTGGCGGGCTTGCGTTTGGCGCTCATGCTTCCTCCTCGACGAGTAGGTAGGGAATTGTCTTCTGTCCGGCGCGGTCCATTTCGGAATAGACGAGGGAAATGAATGCAGGCCACTGGCTGGGGTAAATGGTCTGGCAGCCTTCGCTGCTGGTGGTGCGATAGCCGCCTTTGTGGATGTTGATGGCGATGCCCATGCTGTCGCCTTCGCCGTCGCGGGTCACAGGGAGTTCTTCGGCGGGATTTGCTGGGCGCAGCGCGGGATAGCCACCGCCGGGCTTGCTGAGGCCGTGTTTGCCTTTGCGGTAGCGATGCACGCCAGGCTTCAGCACAGCGATGCCTTGGCGCTTCACGCTCGGATCGGTGTTGGCGTTGAAGGTGGCGTAGGCGTTTGGGCTGATGAGAAAAATGGCGTCGTCGTAGATGCCTCGGTCGTTCTTACCGACTTCGCCCATGCTGTCTCGGTAGTAGCCTCGAATGCCCACCAGCGCCACAGCATCATCCACGCGGGCCTTGGTAAGCAGGGCTTGCGTCTTGGATTTGGCTTGTTGTGGACGGCTCGGGGGGAGCATCGAGAGGATTAAAATTTATGGGTCATTTGCTTGATGTAGGCTTTGGCAACTCCGGCAGCGTGTAGCTGAATTGCCCGTAGTCGGTTTGGAGCGAGATGCCCAGAGTGCTGCACCCACCGAGGAGTAGGAGGGCTCCTACGGCAAAGGCAGTGGCGAGCAGGCCGGCGACGATCTGGGCGGGGTGAATCATTTCTCGTTGCGGAAAATCTCGACTAAGGCGATGACCGCCGCCACGGCGCTACCGATGGCCTCCCAATGCTGGGGAGAAAGGCTCAATCCGGCTAGGCCGCCGAGCACGGCCAAACCGCGAAAGGTGGACGGTTGTTTTAAGTGCGAGAGGATGTTATTCATGGGGGTGCTTTTTGTTGCGGAGGATTGCGTAGAGCGATGCAAGGCCGACCAAACAGCCGATGACCAGCGAAGCCACACGCAACCACGCCTCCAGCTCTGGCAGCATGGAGACCGTGAGCCCGGTCGCCGTAGCAAGCAGGCCGGTGAACGAGGCGGTGGCTTGGTGCGTGTCCATTAGCTGAGGGCGGCTGCGAGTTGAGCGCCAGTAATTGCTACCGTGCTTTGTTGCTTGGCGCGTTCACCGATGGAGTCTGCCACCGTCAATTCATTTGCCGGTTTGGACCAGACGGCCGTGGCGTTCTGTGCGGCTGTAGGGATGTCTCCGGTCGCTGCTGGTGAGGCGGGCAGGTTGTCGGTTTTGGCTTTGATGGCCGAGATGTCGCTGTTTGCTGGCGCGGTGTAGGCGCTGCCTGCGAGACGCGAACTGATGGCTTGGTCTACCCTCGCTAGTTCGGTGGATAGCTCAGTTCTCACCTGCGAGGCGATCTGGCTTGGAGTCGGCACGGTCGGTGCGTTGGTCAAAGTCGTGACCGTGGCAAGCGTCCCACTTGGCGACAGGCGGCTGCTGACGGTGGCGTCGAGGTTTGCCAGCTTTGTGGAGTTGCTGTCCATTTCTTGACGGATCTCCGTGGCTGTCGGTCCGCTGGCGCTGGTCAGTGTGCGTGCGGAGTGGCTCCAGATGTCGCTTGGTGTGACGCTGGTAGGCGCATTTGTAAGCGTGGTCACAACGGCCAGCGTGCCGCTTGGCGCGAGTCTTGATGACACCGTTGTGTCCAGATTGTCGAGATTGCCAGCGCGGGCGCTTGTGAGTCCTTGTGAGGTGAGTGCATTTTGCACGGCGGTGGCGATTGATGCTGGATCGAGGACGGCTGTGCCAGTTGTTTGCAGCACAGCACCTGTGCCTGCGGTGACGCTGTGCGTATCCGGCACGGTGAATGTCACCGATGTGCCGCTCACGACCGAGGCGATGGTGTAGGTGCTATTCCATTCGGAGTTTGATGCGCCGGTTACGGTGATCTGGTCGCCAACGACGAGCGGGTAGCTATACGCCAGCGTGGCCGTGGCGGTAGTGCCGCTGCGGGTGGCTGTGAATGGCATCGATGGGCCGTAGTTCACCGAGAGCGAGACCGAGCCGCGAGCCGGGACGGTGAGGCGGCCGGTCTGGGAGTTGCCAATACCGTATGCCACGCCACTGCGGACATCAGTCGGCGCGGCTTGGTTGAGCGCGGTCGAGTTATCGGAGGTGAAGAAGCGGACGAAGGAATTTGCGTTGATGCCGTCAAGGGCATGCTGGATGTAGCTTACCGTAGGGCTGCTATTAAGAATCCATCGCGTTGCATTGATTGGCTGCATGCCATTTGAGCTGGCGACAAAAGTTCCACTAAAACGATTTCCTCCTGTCACATTTGAAGAAGCGATTGCTGCAACTGAATTTGAGGCTGTAAATGTGCAATTTGTGCATGAAACTATTCCGTTAGCGGAATTTGTTACACCGGAACTTATTGAGCCACCAGTTATCGTTGAATTTAAAAAAACTATTGATCCACTCGTTGTGTTTGTAACAGCAACATTTCCACTCGTGGCACTTGAACCTGCGATGATACATGAATCAAATGCAATGTTTCCGCCACCAGAGTTAATAACATTTGGTTGTGAGAATGCAACGGTGCCAACAAGTGTTGATTGGTTTATTGTTACAGAACCATTAGACGCATTTAATAATGGCGATCCATTCCCTGAGGAATTAAATATACACGCAGTAATTGAAAGACTTCCAGAAGAAGAGATGTTAATCGCATTATTATTTGCCCCGTTATTTGCACTTACCAGCGTTGCACCAGAGGTAATTGTGATTGCCCCGCTTCCAGAGTGTGAGAGTGCAGGCGCATTTGTTGTCCCGGCAACGATTATTGCTGCACCAGAAATAGTAGTATTTGCCGAGCTTGAAACAGTTAGCACGGTTGTAGTTCCAGCGCGAATATCTGCTGCTATGTTGTAAGAAGCGGATAACGCAAAGCCACCACCGCCAGTTGTGGCTCCTGCTGGTGTGTTGCTGGCAGTGGTAATCGTAGCGCGAGCGCGAGCTTGACCTGTGCCGCTGCCGACTCCGGTGGCGAGGAATACGGTTCCCACGGCATTTGAGGCTGCGCCGATGGAGGTGAAGGTCGTCGTGCCTGTGCTGGTGATCTCATACCATTGGCCAGCTACAAAAGAGCCTGCGTTGACGGTGGGGTTGTTTGCTCCACCAATGGTCACATTTTGGTCGATTGTGACCGTGAACCCATTTGCGTAAACGGTATCGCCGTTGCCGGGTAGGACGCCGCCGTTCCATGTCGAGGTTGCGCTCCAGTTGCCGGAGGCGATTGCGCGTGCTGTTGCCATAGTATTAGATTCCTTTTGAGGTGATGAATGTTTGGAGAGCGGCGTGAATTGCTGTCACGGCTGCGAGAGTCGGCTCGTCGGCTTGGTCGAGCTTGCCGAGGCGAATGTTGAGGGCGTTCTGCGGTGCGGTTTCCACCATGTCGCCTTCGATGCGCGTTGGAACCAGATTGCAGACTACCGAGGCGTCTGGCTGGCCCTCGGCGTCATAAGAGCCGCTGACGATTAAATTGAGCGAATAGAGCGGGTAGGACTTGCCGTCAATTTCGATTGGGTTGGTAGCTTTCATGGTGTTTGGATTTTTAGGTTAAAAAAATTGGAGGGACTCTTTGTTCGACCACGCGCCGACTGCGGATTGCTCCGAGACGACATCGCCTGCGGCATTGGTGGTGATTCGGTAGATGGTCCAGGCGGTGGAGTCCTCGGCGGGGCCGGAGGCGGGGAAGTCTGCCCAAGCGAGGCGGCCGAGGTAGAGGTGGTTGCCGTCCACGGCGTGGAGGAGTTGGTAGTCCGAGGGGTCGCGGGGGCGGGCGAGGCGGAAAACTTCGTTGGTGTGGTCTTTGCTGTAGAGGCGGCGGTCGGGGAGGTTGAGGGCGAGTTGACCCTGCGCCACTTGCGCGGCAGTAGGGACTCGGCCTGGGACCGTGCTTCGCAGGAGTTTTATGACCGTGGCCATTTGGGAAGTTTTAAGTTTTAAGGATTAAGTTTTAAGCAGTGGCCCCGTGGAGCGATGGCGCGGGATGAACCGCGCCACCGCTGTGGGGAGGGAGGGGAACTTTAGAAAGTTCCTCCATCGACGGTGATGTCGTCGATGGTGACACCGCTGATGCTGCCGCCGGTGATGGCGACATTGTTCGCGGCTTGGACGGCGATGCTGCCGAGGCCGAGCGTGGTGCGGGCATCGGAGGCGGAGGCGTCGTCGATGAGGCTGCGGCCGTAGCTGGAGAGGTCAGCAGTGCTGAACTGATCCGCGCCGGTGGCGTAGATAACCTTGTCGGCGGCTACGGTGACTCCTGCGAGGGCAGCGAGTGTGCCGTCGTAAGCCTGCACATTGGTGCCAATGGCGAGGCCGAGGTTTGTGCGGGCGGCCGAGGCGTCGGTGAGGTCGCTGAGGTTGCTGGACTTGACCAATTTTGTGCCCAGGGCGGTGGTCACGGTCGTCGCGTAGTTCGCGTCATCGGCGATAGCGGCGGCGATTTCGTTCAGCGTGTTGAGGAGGTCGGGAGCGCCGTCAACGAGGTTGCTGACTGCGGTGTCCACATAGCCTTTGGTGGAGGCGTCACTGGAGGCCGATGGCTCGGCGAGGCCGGTGATCTTCTGGCTGTTGAGCGAAACGGACGCAGTTGGCGCGGCCATTTGGTCGAGGCGGCTGGAACGGACCTGGCTGTCGAAGTCGGAGACTTTGGAAGCGGTGAGCGTGGGGATGTCGCTGGCGGCGAGGTTTGCGCCAACGGTGACGCGGCCTTTGGCGTCCACGGTGACTTTGGTGTGCGTGCCTGCTGAGACGCCGCTATTGGCCAGAGTGGCAGAGATGGAGGCGTTGGCCGAGCCGTTGAAGGCAGAGGCTGTGCCTGTGACATCGCCAGTGAGCGAGATGTCGCGGGCGGTCTGGAGCGCGGTGGCTGTGCCTGCGTTGCC